GTTTAAGCTAGTCAATCAGTATGTTTCAAATAGCACATTCAACTATATGGTTCTCGATAATGAGTTCGATCCAACTGATTCTCCTCAAAATGGGTCTACATTTGAACTGTACCCTTCTGTCACTATAACTGGTGATGGGAGAGAAACTCTACCGGCTTTTGCTAGAGCTATTGTTGATCCTGCTTCTGGAAATACGGTATCAAGAATTGAAATAATTGAGCGTGGTGAAAATTATTTTCACGCTACAGCGAATATCTTAGCATCTTCTGTCGTGGGTGTAACCTCAATAGCATCAGTAGTTCCTATTATGTCACCTATCAATGGGCATGGATATGATCCAATAAGTGAATTAGGAGGAACCTTTGTAGGACTTTCAGTAAGTCTAGTAGGTAGTGAGGGAAATACTATTGTCACGGATAACGACTACTCTCAGATAGGAATCATTCGTAATCCTTTGTTTAATTCAGTCGAGATGACCCTATCGAATCAGAACCAAGATTTCTTTACTGATGAAGTGGTCTATAAGATTTCAAAGAAACAACTCTATGGAAGTGTTCAAACTACTCTAGATGCTAATAATCAGATAACCGATACAGTTACTATCTCTGGTATTGATGGACCATCTGTTGTGGATGTTGGATCAACTATAGTGCTGAATTATAGCAATAATTTTCAGATAGCTAATGTTTTATCCGTAACCAATACAGATATTCAATTTGATCAGAATATATTGTGGAGTACAGAAACTGGATCTGCAAATATCCACTTAGCTACCATCACTGCAACTGGAACTATTAGTGGATTTGCAACCGGTTCTGTTATTCTGACAAATGCCAATGGTATCTTCCAGAGTGGTGATGAACTAATTGGATCTAATACTGGAGTTCATGCATATGCCAATGTTGTTACTATAACTGGTGTGACGAAAACATTTGATACATTTAGGCAATTATTCGAATACTCGGGAACTATCACTCATGGTAGTTTCATTCAAGATGAACAAATATACAGAATTGATGATCCTAATGCAAATGCATTCTTCCACTCTGCCGTACAGGTTGGAAACACATCAACATATCAAATCTATACTAGCGATCAATGGGGTGTATTCAATACTGACGCCTCTACTAACCAAGTTAGAGGAGCTACAAGCGGAGCCATTGCTACAATAACGAATAAATATCTACCAGACCTAGTCTATGGTTCTGGTGACATTGTTTATGTTGAATATGGAGATAGTGTCACTAGAACAAATGAAAAAGAGGAAACATTTAGGATAATCTTCTCTTTCTAATCGATAAATAGATTAACCGGTTTTGCATAGGAATAGTAGATGCCAATTAACAAAGACCTTAGTGTGTCTCCATACTTTGATGACTTTGATTCAGAGAAGAACTTCTATAAGATTCTCTTCAAGCCGGGCGTCTCTGTTCAGGTTCGAGAATTAAACCAACTACAAACCATTCTTCAAAATCAAGTCGAGAAGTTTGGAAACAACATCTATAAGAGGGGAACCATTATAGATGGATGTAACTTTGTCTATTATCCTAACTATTCTTATATCAAGATAAATGATTCTCAGGTTGATGGTATTCCAGCTCTACCTTCAAACTATGTTGGAGCATTCATTGTTGATCCTAGTAGCAACCTTACAGCTCAGATCATCAACTCTGAAGAGGGATTTGAATCAACCGATCCAGATCTAAAGACTCTTTATCTTCGTTATATCAACTCTGGAAATTCATCTAACACTATACAGTTTACTTCAGGCTCATCCCTAACGATCTATGATCACCTAAACTCAATTAACGAAGTAGTGATTAATAATGGATCTTCTGGATGGTCTAATAACGATACGGTGGTATTCTGTTCTGCTCTAAAGATCAATATCACTTCAAATACAGCATTTACCATTGGTGAGACTATCACTCAGACTGGAAATGCACACTCAGCTGTAATTTCTGATATCACCACGTATCAAGGTGTTCAGGTTCTAAAGATTAAACCAGCAACTTCAGATCTTTCTAACACCGAAGTATCCGTTACTACTTGGCAATTTGATGCTGGAGCAGAGATTATTGGTTCCTCATCGGGAACAACTGCTAATATCAATGAGGTAATTGGATCTGGAGCTGCTGCTCTATTGAGTACATCTGCCGATATTGGAAAGATCACCAGCATAAGTGTTACATCACCGGGTGAGAACTATTATGTTGAGCCATTTGTAACGGTTAAGTCTTCTGGAATTAACTCTACTATTGGTAGTAGAAATTATACTACTCTGGATCTAGTGGCGCATAACTATATTGCTCAAGTAACCGTCTCCACAAAGAGCAATTCTGTAGGAAAGGGATACGCCTTCGGTATCTCTGAAGGAGTAATCTATCAAAAGGGTTGCTTCATTGGAGTAGAACCACAGACTATTATCGTATCAAAATATACTACTCTACCAGATCAACTGTGCGTTGGATTTACAACTCAAGAAGAGATCATCGACTCAAATGTCGATCAGAGCCTTCTTGATAATGCTGGAGGTTCTCCAAATCAATTTGCTCCTGGAGCTGATAGACTTAATCTAACCCCAACACTAACTGTCTTAAGTAGTGACGATGCGGCCGCTAATGAGGAGTTCCTAACTCTAGCTGAATTCTCTAATGGTGACGCCTACATTGAGAGAAGAGAAACAGAGTTTAACTCTATCACAGATGAAATGGCTCTTAGAACAAAGGAGAGCGCTGGAGACTTTGTTCTTGATAAGTTTCTTGTTACCACTACTTCTCCTGCTAATACTTCTAATGAAGGTGAGTCATTCTCAATCGTAGTCGACCCAGGTCGTGGATATATTGATGGATACAGAGTGGAGACGAAGTCTAATTATTTTGTAGATGTCGACAAAGGAATCGACATACATACAGCGAAGAATTTAACTAGAACAATTGACTACGGACATTACGTGTTAGTCACTGAAGTTGCTGGTGATTGGGACTGTAATATTGGATCAACGATAACTCTATTGAGCTCCGCTTCTCATGCCGTATCTAATACGACTAGCATTAATTCAGGAACTCTGACTCCAATTGGAAACTCTATTGGAAGTGCTAGAGTTAGAAATATTGTTTACGATTCTGGTGAAACTGGAACATCATCTGCTATTTACAGGTTGTATCTATTCAACATCAGTATGAATGCAGGGATGTCATTCAAAGATGTTAAAGGAGCTAAGATTGGAACTACCGCTTTAGCTGACGTAGTTCTAACATTCGATGCTACAACGAATTCAAGCATCTGTGTTCTAGGTGGAACTACTCAAGGCTCTACACTACTACTTCCAACAGGATCTGATAGCACCGGAAATATCAGTAATCTAAATTACGTTTACAGACAGACGACCAGCACTCCAACACTAGCGAATACCGGAACGCTGAGTTTCCTTCTATCTGATCCTACTGAAACATTTGCATATGAGTCTTCAACACTAACTGACACCGAGAAAAAGACTATTATTCTCGTTCCAGGAAGCGATGTTATTTTCACTCCTAATACTACTTCGGATGGAACAGCAGCCGTAACCAGTGGATCTAATACGATCACAATAAGTTCTGCCTCTGTGAACAAGTATTCTATTGGAGACTTCATTTCTCTATTCTCGAACAGTTCGGCGTATATTTTAAGAAGAGTGACTAATAAGACATCAACTACTCTTCAGCTAGATAGTTCGGCAAACTTTTCGAACACTGCAGCAATGTTTGCTCACGCATATCCAAAGAATGTTCCAATTGGTCTTCATCGAGTAAGTGGAGCCACAGCTACTCTATCGGGTGGTGGAACTACACTTAACATTAATATGAATTCAAACATCAATTCTGCATCAGCTATATCATGCAATCTAACATATGATGTGAAGGTAACTGGAGCAACTCCTCAATCTAAAACCGTTGAGAGAGATAACTTTGTTAAGATTAATCCTTCTAGCGCCAATCTAAATGGGCCATGGTGCCTAGGAATTCCTGACATCTTTAGACTTAAGGGTGTATTCCTTGGTACCTCATCGTCGGTAAACACTGCATCGACTGACGTTACGAGTCAATTCTATATCGATCATAATCAAACTCCGGATTTCTACAATCTAGGATATCTCTTCAAGAGAACTGACTCAAATATTACTCTTTCAACTAGTAGCTGGCTTCTAGTTCAATTTGATGCATTTACATCAAGTGGTGGTGTATATACCATTAATTCGTATGTTTCATCAAATACTGCTCAGAGATTTGCGGATGATTCTCTTGATCTAGCTTCCCTAGGAACTAAAGTAAATTCATTTGAGGTTCCAGAGATGTATACTCCTGGAGGATCATATTTCGATCTACTCAACTGTATTGACTTTAGACCAGTGGCTACTGCAACGGCAAGTTATGCAAAAACATCGGCTTTAGCTAATACAAATCCAAGCTCAACACTTTCATTCTCTGGAAGTTCAAAGAAGTTTCCACTTCCTCAATCTGGTTTGACTTATGATAGAGATACTTTCCTAGGAAGAAAGGACCTCGTTGTAATCACTAAGGATGAGTTGATAAATGTTATCAGAGGAAGACCGGCCGATAATCCTGTGAAACCAACTTCTCCTCCGGGAGTTCTTCTACTTAATGCTGTAGACGTCCCACCATATCCATGCATCCCAAGTCTGTTTTCATCTACAATGAAGACAATTCTTGACAAAAAGATGGGTAGTGAAAAGTATCTGATTAACCGTATGAAGAACCACACAATTTCTGTGGAGCTTGATGCTGCAGAACAAGTTTTTGATCAGCCAAAGGGATATTCAATGGCTGATATTGGTCGACTTGAGCGTAGAATTAAGGATCTAGAATACACAGTAGCGTTGAGTCTAGTCGAGTCAGATCTAAAAGACAAAGTGATTCCTTCAGTTGCGTCTCCTGGTCTTGATCGATTCAAGTTTGGGTTCTTTGCCGATGATTACTCAACTACGGCTTATTCTGACACGACCCATGTTGAATATGCATGTCAGGTTGTGGATTCTAAAGTAGTACCTATCGCACACTCTGTTAGTGTTAATCATGGACCACCAGATCCCGGAACTGGAGCATGCCAGGGTGATATTGTTCTAGTGTCTCAGAATTTGGCATCTACTCCACCTCCATCTTCTAACACTAGTTCAAATACATCTTCAAACACGGTTGTTGCAAATACCGCTAAGTTTGTATCACTATTCGTTACCCAGGATTCTACGGGACAGTCTAGAATTGCAAATTCTGGATGGATAACGTTCTCGAGTGTTCCTAGCACCTATACTATTGACTATGATTTCTTTGCTAGACCAGATACACTGACCATTTCTAAGAAGAATAGCAATGGAGCCATAACTACTCTATTCTCTAATAGTTTGGTTCAAACTGGTCTTCTAACATTCAATCATGATCCATCAACTGGTCGTGAATATATGTTTAGTGTTCTTAGACAGAGTCCATATTGGGAATACACTCTAACCTTCCCAGTAGACAGTAGCATTTATGTTGGTCCTACACCACCATCATCAAGCATTTCTACTGTATATCACTATGGCACCCTGACGAATATTTCTCCTGGTACGATTACTACTGCAACAATGCATCAGAACTTTGGTAAGTCAACATATTGCTCGGTTGGAGTTGTTAGCACGGTTACGATTTCTGGCCTAAGACCATCAACTAGACATAGTGTTGCAATTGGTGATTTTAGAAATAATATCACGGCTAAACCAAAGATTACGTCTGGAACTGGAGTTCTATCAAATGATGCTACGATCACCACTGATTCAAGTGGAAAGGTTATATTTGAAATGCTAGTAGATAACTCTGTATTAGACTCACTTGAGTTCGTATATGGAACTAGTATTCAGCACACCATTCCAAGTGCATATTATGTAAGTGTTACATCTGATGACGATACATCTGTGGCATCTTTCATTCTAAAGATTGAGAGTGGTCAAAATAGTCCTATTTCGGTTCCAACTAGTAACACTACTGTTAGTACTTCGAATGACTCGATCTCTGTGATTAAGGATGTTCCAGAGCCAGTAGCTGTAATCAGATCGGCAAGCAGATTACGTACTATATCTCTATAAGTAGTACTATTAAATTGGAGCTTTGAATGTCGGCATTAGCACAAACATTTTATATCGACAAATCAATCGTCAGTAATGCCGAACACGTTGTTCTTGACGCGGTTGATCTGTACTTCAAGAGAATTCCAAAAAACCAGAAGAACAGAAGTGGTATTACAAACCCAGGAGTGACCGTCTATCTTTCCACTACAAAGGATAAAGGTGTTCCTGATATCGACCATATCTACGAAACCGGTATCTCTAGGAAAGAATATGTAGAGATTATTGCTTCTGCCGATGCATCTATTCCTACAAAATTCAAGTTCTCAAAGCCACTAATTGTTCCTACAAACAAGACTTATGCTATTCTTGTTCTATTTGATGGTGATGAAGAATTTGACCTCTGGACGTGCAAAGAAGGTGAGTATCTAGTTAAAACCAATACTATTACATCTGGCGCAAATGCTAAAAATGTTGGACAGTTATTTAATTGCACCAATCTCGATGACGATAGCTGGAATTCTGTAAAGAATACCGACCTAAAGTTTACAGTATACTCTTGTATTTTTTCCGCTAATACCTCGGCAACTACAGTGACGGATACGTATGTTCTTCCTGCTGAACAGGCTGAGCATATCGTCTATAATAGGTATCATCCAAATACATCTAATCCGGATAGGATGAGAATTGGAGAGCTTTTTTTCCTAGAGACTCCGGTTATCTATGGAATCATTTCTGTAAATTCCCAATCATTAGTCGTTACATCGTCAAATAACATAAACTTTTCGACTATATTCTTGGGAAATACAAATGTAAGAACTCTAGAACTAAGTGTAGATCCAGTTTTAGAAGATAATACATACATTGTTCTAAGGAATGGTGCAAACTCTAGTGCTAATGTTGATGTTGTTAAGATACATTCGGTTCTATCAAATACTCAACTTCAGTTAGAGAGACTACCAATCTTCACCAATAACGCCGCAACATTCTCAGTTACCGGTGTGGCAAGGCTTGAAAATTTTGATTTCCATTACTTTACTGGGCGTTGGTTTGATTACACATCAAACACTTTTGTAAGTTATAGTGCTAGAAAGACGGATATTGTTAAGCTTAGCAAGTCTAATGCTAATTCTACAGTTAGATTTGTTCTAAATTCTAATAATTCTGACCCTCAACATATATCGTATATTGAAGATTATGCTAATGCTTCTGCTACGATTGTTACAAATGGCGCTGGAACTATAACGGGAATTTCAGTTACAAATTCTGGATATGGATTTGTAACCAACACCGCTCTATCAATCACCTCGTCAAATGGATCGGGAGCGAATATTTCATTCAGTACTGGATCTCTACTACGCGCCGCTGAATCTAACGCGCAGATTGCTGATGTCATTGTCACATCTATTCCGGTAAATAGAACACTTCCTAACGCAGTGGTTCAATATAACCAACACGTAGATGTTCAATTTGTGAACCACTTCCCATTCCATGTGTTTCCTGGATATGAACATATCGTCAACCAGGCTAATACAGCATTTAATCTACCGGTCACTCCTCGAAGAAATTCTAGAGTTCAGGATTCTAGTGTAAATGACTCACGAGTACACGTGATTCCATCACACTCCTTAATCCAAAAGAAGGCGGCAAATGTTTCGATAACTCTTGCTAATGGTTCGATTCATACGACCAAAGTTAAGAGCTCTTCCCTATTAGAACTACCTCTTACATCGACTAATATTTACACTGCTCCAGTTGTTTCTCATGGTGTGGTATACAATTATTCATATATCATCAACAATGATATTACCGGTGAGACTAAGGGTCATGGAAATGCTAAGGCTCGCCATATCTCAGAAAAAGTATCTTTTGCTGAAGATAGAAATGCTGAAGATCTAGTTGTTTATTCTGATGTTTATAAACCAGTGAACACTAATGTATACGCATATGCGAGAATTCATGCAAATGATGATCAAGAGTCGTTTGATGATAAGGACTGGACGCTTCTAGAGTTAAGGAGCAACAATGCTACATACGTCAGTTCTCTAACGGATGAAAATGACATTGTAGAATTAACTTGGGGTATTCCATCAAGCCCAGCGTCAGTAAATACCATCACTGGATATGCGACTCTAACTCTATCAAACACAGATATAACTGGAATAAATTCGGCATGGGATGTTGATCTACAGGTAAATGATGTAGTCAAGATATATTCGGAGTTGTTTCCAGAAAACTTTATGATTTCTGTTGTAAGAAATATCGCAAATTCTTCTTACATAACCCTTGATGACTCAGTATCAGATCCAGACCTGGTTGGAACTAACTGTAAGGTTGATCTTGTTGGTAGACCAGCTAATGGAGCTAATTCAGAAATTGGAACTCCATTTCAAGCATTTATTTACTCACCAAACTCATCTATTGTTAGATATTACGACTCAGCAATGAGTAAGCATGATGCTTATAACACATTCCAGATAAAACTAGTGTTAACCTCTGACAATATAGCTATCGTTCCAAAGATATGGGATACTAGAGCAGTGGGTGTTTCTGCGTAATGGCAAATGATGGTAGTGATCTAAGAAAAACGAATCACGCCGGCTTCTTTGTTAACGAGACCGGAATTATCATTAATGATGATGAATTAGCGTGGATGAGATATAAGTCCGAGAGAGAAAAAACAAAACTAATCTTGGATCTAAAGAAACAGATTGATTATCTAAATAAGAAGATGATCGAACTAGAGAGAAGAATAGATGAAACAACTTCCCGCTATTGATACTTCCATGGACACGTTCTATGCGTGGATTGTGAAGTGCAACAATCTTATCGATCTAGCTAATACTGAGATAGTCACTGCAAATAATTCCGCTAATGGTGCTATAACCACTGGAACGGGATTCGTAATTGGTAAGTTTGGATCGAATACTCTAGTATGCTCTACGCTATCCGGTGGAAACACTATAGCTAACTCATCGCTAACAATTGCATCGAATACTACATTCAACGCAAACACGGTGATAGTTAATCCTGGTGTCACTCTTGGAGCCAATAGCATTGTCCATGAGCATGGTGTTAGAATGACAACTTCTAACACGAGTCTTCAACCAGTAGACACATTTTCCGCGACTACATATAGATCAGCAAAATATGTAATCTCAGTCACCGATCCGGTAAATTCAAATTATCAGGTGACCGAAATTCTTCTACTGCAAGATGGTACTACTACGTATACTACCGAATATGCTACTCTTCTTAGCAACTCAAGCCTAGCAACTTTCTCATCTGATATCTCTAGTGGGAATGTTCGATTGTTAGTCACTCCAACTGTAGCTAATGTACAAATAAACGTTGCTAGAGTATTGATATCGACCTAAATAATTCTTATAAACTAAGCGCGAGGGAGAGGGAACCGTGGCCCAGAACAAAGAATTTATCGCTAAAAATGGTCTTATTGCTAACGGCAACTTAATTGTTGCTAAAGGATCGACCGGTCAGGTTGGAATCAACACATCTACTCCCGGCGCTAATGTCGATATTGTTGGAACAGCTAATGTTTCAGGAAACGTTTCTTTTGCGGCTATAACTACACTTAATGTAGCTAATATTTCATCAACCGTGACTGTTGGTGGAAACGCGCAGTTTAATTCAACTATAAATGCCGCTTCTGATATCTCAACTGGAACTAAGGTTTTAATCGGTTCTAACGTTGTGATTGGAACTACCAGGTTCTCAATTGGTAATTCGACTATTAACACCGCAATTACATCGGTTGGATTTACAACTGGTAATACAGTAGCTAACTCAACAGTAATCTTTGCTGATTCAACTAAATTTTTAACAGCAAATATAGTTGGTGATCTAGTAGTAGGAGGAAACTTATCCGTCACGGGAAATACAATTTCATCTGGAACCACTACTGGTGATTTCATTCCGGTAAGTAATTCCTACTTTCTAGGTAATACTACTAATCGATGGGGTTTATTTTCAACAACGGCTGATTTCGCTGGAAATACATCTTTCTCCGGAATAGCTACATTTGAAACCACAATACAAATAAATGGTATTGCTAATGTAGTTGGCAATACTTCGGTTGGTGGAAATTTCAGTGTAACGGGTGTATCTGCACTCGGATCAAACGTATCATTTACTGGAACTATGACTGGAGGAACTGTTCCTGTAGCTAGATTGAATGGAGTTGTTTCTCCAACTAATCTGGGAACCGGAACTGCAAATAGTACTACATTCCTTGCTGGTGATGGATCATATAAAGCAGGACCAATTGGTCCTACTGGATTCACCGGATCTCAGGGTGCAACAGGGCCAGCCGGACCGACGGGCCCAACAGGACCAACAGGTCCAACCGGGCCACAGGGAATACAGGGACCAATCGGATATACTGGTTCTGCCTCAACCGTTGCTGGTCCTACAGGCCCAGCAGGAGCGACAGGGCCAACCGGACCTCAGGGGGCGCAGGGAATCGCGGGTCCAACGGGTCCTACTGGATTCACCGGATCTCAGGGTGCTACAGGGCCAACGGGCGCAACGGGTCCTACTGGTGCAACAGGACCATCTGGGCCAATTGGATACACCGGATCTAAGGGAGCTACAGGTCCAACCGGGCCAACCGGACCTACTGGAACCTTTAGTTCAGGAAGCTCATATCAGATGACTGCTCTTGGAGTAAACACTCCGGCAGGACCAACCGGTGATATTAGAGCAACTGGCGATATCACTGCATCATATTCTGATGAAAAACTAAAAACCAAGCTTGGATCAATTGAAAACGCTCTAGACAAAGTTATGAAGCTTAATGGCTTCTATTATGAACCAAACGAATTAGCACGAAGTCTTGGATATGAAAATATGGGACCTCACGTTGGTGTATCGGCTCAGGAAGTTCAAAAGGTACTTCCAGAAGCGGTTGTAGAGGCTGGAATTGGTCCTGAATATCTTACTGTTAGATATGAGAGACTTACTGCGCTTCTAATTGAAGCGATTAAAGAACTTAAGAAAGATATCGATTCACTTACTTAGGAGAAATTAAATGAGTGATAATAGTAGCGTTGGATGCCTTGGATGCTTGGCAATGGTTATTATGGCACCATATTATTGGATTAGAATGTGGTTAAATGGCGGTTCATGGTAAACATACTACGACCACTTAGGACCTTCGATCCAAGATACTAGAGATATTCTCGTTCCACTAGTGATAGGATTTACTTTGTGGAAGAAAAATGACGGGAATATTAATACAGATCCTCTTGGTGACCACTGTTCTGGTGTTGGACTAGGCATTCCAAAGAATTCGAACTGAGCTCCATTATAGTCACTAGGATTTGATAACTGAATTACGACTGATAGTTTTCTGTCGTATGGCATATCATTCTCCCAGAATACGTCATGATGCCAGTCGTATTTTCCACCCGAAGAAGCATGATACTCTGTATATTGTATCTCATTCATAGTTCCAATATTGAAACCAAAGTTGTTTCTATTAGATCTTCTAACAAACCTCATTAGAGTCTCAGCGATATCCGAATCCTGGCCTAGCACATCTAGCCAGCGTATAGAAGATGATCTATATCCGTGATCCTCAAAGTTACTATTGTCGAATCCAATCGTAGCATCAATTACAGGGTGTTTAGTTGCTTTTTCAATAATATAGTCACAATATTGCTCACTTATTGCTGACGTCCATACTTCCCATAAGTTTTTCATAGTTGTATCTTCTCAATAATATCCGGTCTAGACCTATGAATAGCAACATAATTTGGACCTTTGAAATCCTCGTCCAATAAACCATATGTCTTGAAGTCAACACCATTAGGTAGTAACTTTCCGATAGCATAATCCAATGGAGTCAACAATTTATAAAAATCGATTAATAGATCTTTCGTGAGGACATTGGCATATCCATATTCAAATTGAATCATTGTGATCTTCTGATTCTCTAACATTGAAGAGAATCCCTTCAATATCTGATATTCATGACCCTCAGTGTCAAGTTTAAGAAAGTCAACAAAATCAATCTTTCTACTATGGCAATAATTGTCACCGTCTAGGAATAGAAGATGTCTAACCTCTGGATTAGTTCTAGCTAGCTCCATACATGGTGTAGTTAGTCGATCATTATCATGATCAAATAACATCTCTCTTATTTCCGACTGAGATGATAGTCCAAATGGATTGGGCATCACCTTATCACAATATACATTTGAAATTAGTCTCGTGAAGACTTCTGGAACCGGCTCAAAGCAGTGAAAGTTAGCCTGAACTTGCCTTCCGTCTCTAACCATCTTAGTCCATTCGCCAATATTGGCTCCAACATCAAAGATGGTACTAAATTGGAAATCTGCTAGCTTATCCATAAGTTGGAGCTCACCAGATGTTTGAAATTCATTAAGTGCAAATTGAGTGTCGTAAGTATCAGTCATTTGTGTTTACTTCAAAAGTTGTATCACCATGATGTCTACATCTAATTGTAGTGTCGGCCCAGATCTTGAATCCTTTTTCTCTAGCCTTATTACAAAAGTCTACATCTTCTGAAAGAGTATCTTTCATTTCAATTGCATGATGATATGTGAATTGTGGATATCCTACAGATTTGAGAACATTGGTCTTTATTAAACAACACCCAAGACCACATCCATCGATCTCTTCGAGTTCTGAACGTAAGTCTTTTATAGGAATATTGACTTGTCCGTTTGGGGTATTTCGGTATAGCTCTAAGATGTGTTGTCCTGGTTTTCTCTGGATGTAAAGACCGGTAACAATATCCTTATCTCGTGTTAAGAGTTTTGATAATGTGTTACTTGAGAAGGAAATATCATAGTCTACACAAAATAGATAATCGAATCCATTAGAGATGGTGTAGTGAGCGATTAGATTTCTAACTTGATCGATGCAATATCCATAGAAGTGCTGGTAGTGCGCTGTATAGCCTTCTGGAATCTCTAGATCATAGATCGCCTTGAACGTATCAGAACAGATATTCTTAGCAGTAGGAATTGCTATTAGGATACTCTTAGGTTTTGAATTATCAATTGACTTCATTTCAAGAATTTCATTAGCATTTTTGGTCTGTTCTTCTGAGTTTATCTTGTAGTCATTATTTGGGTTCAAGTCATTATAGAGATAGAGAATGTCCCGAATAGCCACGACATCCCTTTTCTCACAACATTCGATAAGTCCGTAAAATAAAGCACTGTCACCTCCAGCCTTATAATAAGAACCGCTGCTATCACGGAGAGAACTATCAACCCTATCAGTAAAGAGACCCAATTTGAACGTACGAAGGTGAGTATAGGGAATGTTCCAAGGAAATCGATAATCTCTGAAGGACTTTTGTTGAAAAACATAATCTGGATATTCCTGAGCTACTAGAGGTATATTATCGGCCATTGACCACATGGAGCCATACGTCATCTTGGCTCCATTATGATACGCTCGATTTATCTTCTTGAATACATTGTTGTCATTAATTAGCGCATCATCTCCATCGATAAGAACTACAATGTCATCATCCTCGCCATCAATATAATACATCAGAGCTTCCACCTGATTAGCTAGAGCTCCGATGTTCTCTTTATTTTTATGAAGATGAAATTTAGGATCTTTGTGGATTATTGATTGGCATATTTCTACGCTAGAGTCACTAGACGCGTCATCAATTAGATGAACTTCATAATTCTCGTAATTTTGAGTTTGGATTGATTCGATACACTTATTAAGGTATTGAGAAGCATTGTAAAAAGGAACAACTACATGTATCTTCTTTTCAATTTCAGGGTAAAATGCCCATTCCTCAATATTACTCCATCTCTTATAAAATATCTCATGAACTCTATGGTTTATTTGTTGGACTTCAATATAGTCCTTCTTCGGTAGATATAGACCCAACTTCTTAAAGAGGTGCTGTTGCCATTGCTTAATGACAGAATTCCAACCACATACCTCTCTAACTTTAAGAGCACCATTAGCTTTTTGCTGCCATAGGTAGTCATTGTTGTATGCGTTGACAACCATTTCTACAAAATAGGATAGATGGTTCTCTCTATTGAAAGTATATAGTACATTAGAATCTACCGGGTAGTCCATAAGATAACAGCCATCTTCAATGGCCGTTTCTTCCATGGCTCCAAAACGTCCAGATATGACTGGAGTACCGTATGCTAGTGATTCTACAGTAGAGATTCCATACGTCTCTGGAAAGCTCTGAGGATAGATCATGAATGCCGCTTGAGACAGATACGTTGCTATCGACTCTTGTGTTATTAGTCCAGTAAAGAATACGTTATTTTTTCCATCGTATTTTAATGTTAGTTCTTCAAGCTTTGAGTTTTGAACGTCACTATCCTTCAGCGGATACGCTCCGCCGATAACAAATAGTGTTGCCTCTGGAATTCGACTAATAACTTTTGGCCAGACGTCCTCTAATAGAGTCTTCATTCCTTTGGATACAGCGGCATTAAACACAAAAGAATTCTTGTGTTTCTTTGATATCTCTACATCTCTCCATATGTTCACTCCATTTCGAGTAACCCAGATCTTTCGCTTCAAGACTTCCATCATTCGACGATGTCCATGAGTGCACTGGGAGATGTAAGTAGTGTGCCAATCAGATAGAGTCCATACTTCGTCTATCTTACCTTGAACTACTAGAGATTCAAGTTGTTCATCACCATCACAGAATGTATCGTGCATCCAGAGAACTTTGAAGTTAGCTGGAACGACTGAATTAAATGGTTTTGTGCTACGGGATACTATTGCGACACTATACCAATCGGAAAAACACTCTATTGAACTATATGGTCTGTAGTGAACTCCATCATAACATCCCGACTTAGCGTCTAGATTCTCACAGTCATTATAGACAGTAACCGTATGCCCAAGTTTCGCTAGTTCACACGCGGAGTACACGACGGCAGATTCAGAACCACCTAGAGCACGATTATAAGGAGTTGATCCATCATAGGGGGAACCAACAGGATCAATGAAGCAGATATTCATAATACTATACACTTTCAAAGGCCAAAGCCATTATAACATAACTATTTAGAATTGTCAATAAATAAATACGATAAAGGAGATATTCATGTCTTTAGATATTGGTGATCAACCAATAACATCCTCTTCAAATTTAGCAAATACAGCAGTTCTTGGCATAAAAGATGGGGTGGAGGCTGTGAGGATCCCAATGGACTCAATAATCATGAGTACGCTTGATTTAGATGGCGGGGATGCCACAACGGTCTCGCTTAATATCCTAATAGACATAGACGGAGGCTCGGCATGAGTTCTAACGCCAGAATAAGACCACGTAGAGACACTAGTGCTAACTGGGAGAGCATAAATCCAGTGTTGGCTGTTGGAGAGATGGCAGTTGATACTACTCTAAATCAATTTAAGATTGGTGATGGAATTAGCGCATGGAATGATTTACAATTCGTCAAATCTTCTACAGTAGTATCAGATGGAAATAAAGGTGATATAACAATTTCTGGTGGTGTGTGGTCTATTGATTCATCCGCTCCCAATATTGTAAATAAAGCCATACACTTCTCTACTAGAAACGATCTCGCTTCGACATCAACGTCAAATTCAGTTGCAATACTTTCTGAAATTAATAGAGAAGGAATATTTGTATTCGATTCATCTGATCATTCTGCACATGTTACCGCCGATCCAAATCAGGGTATCTATATTGCACCAACTTCGGACACCACGGGAGCTTCTGGCGCATGGGTTAGAAAGAAAAGCGGACCTATTTATTCCAACTGGTTCGGCAGTGGTGGTGCAGGAATCACTGCTGCTGTAGCTTTTGCACAAACTCAAACCGGCTCAAATATAACAGGCTATGGAGGTGCCGCACCTGAGGTGCGTATTCCATTTAGTTCGAGCGTGATTAATATGACTTCAACACTGTCAATCACGACAGCGGGAATGAGAATTGTCGGCGAAGGGGGTGCGGCTTACGGTCGCAATGCCGTAGTCCTCAAGTGGCCCGCTGGAATGAATGGCATTGAACTTCATGTTATAGGATGCACGATTGAGGGATTGGCTCTACAAGGCGGGTGGGTTTCTGGAACTTCTACTGAGGGTGAATATCACGCGATCAAAGCCTATTACACCTTCACCGCTCGCGACCTGTTCATCCAGAACTGGCAAGGCGACGGAATCCATTCGTGGATCAGCTCAGGCTCCGGTGGAGACACTGAAGGCATCGACAACACTTTTTACATCGATCACGTCGCCATGGAGCATTGCCGCAATGGCGTGTTCCTCAAGGGCGAGGATGTCAACGCCGGAACGCTGCTGGCGCTGAACATCAACTACTGCCGCCAAGCCGCAATCTGGGACGAGGCCTTTCTCGGCAACACGCACATGGCGCACCAGCTCGCCTCATGTGGCACAATTGATGTGGGCACGAACGGCGTTCCGTACATTGCGTGCTTCAATAACGGCCACCTATTCTACTGCGTCTATGGGCAGGAGACCGGAGCATCTACAAATTCGCCCCCCAGCACAGCAACCGATAACACCTGGTGGCATTATTGGACAGACATCGTGTCCGCTCCTTCCTATGCCCCGCAATGGACCAGCGGTATGTCGATCAGGTCCGGCGGCGCAGCTATTGTACAGGGGCCTAGCACACTTCTAAACTGCTACACGGAGGGCGATCAGCCGCCGCCGCAGACGGGGGCCACCACTGTAGTAATTAATGGCCTAAATGCCTACAAGGACACGTTTACTCGCTACGTAGCTGCTGACACTAATGGATTGAAGGTCGGCAACAATCTGTATGTTAATGGTAGCTTCATTCACAATTACAGCGGTGAGTTCCGAGTCGACGGCTCGATAAATGGAGCCACACAAGACCCGCTGATTAAGTATAACACCGGCAACCTTTATACGCAGATCAACTTCAATGCGTCGAACGGTACAACCTACGCCGACATCCTCGCTTATTCGACGCTCGGCATGTTCTACGACATTGCGAGTGCCGCGCAAGCCCATTATTTCAGGATTGCTGGTTCGACTATTGTCGATATTGAAAATGGTGGTCTCAATTTAGCCAGTGGCAAGGTTCTCAAGGTTAACGGAACTCAGGTTGTTACTGCCAGACAGGCTAATATAACACAACCCACAGGAGGAACAACAATTGACACACAGGCCCGCGCCGCCATTAATTCAATTCTTACACTCCTCCAGACGCATGGGCTGATGTCATAATACGACTTTATCCTAAATAATCGATTATTACGGAGAAATAAATGTCAGTACCTGCGTCAAGAGATGACTTAAAACAATGGTGTCTTAGAGCGCTAGGTTCTGACGTCATCAATATAGAAGTATCCGACTCACAGGTCGATGATAGAATCGATGAAGCCTTAAGATATTTCTGGGATTACCACTTTGATGGTGCTGACAAAATTTATTACAAGTATGCTATAACGCAGACTGATAAAGACAACAAGTATATCACTCTACCTCCAAATATTATTGGTGCCGTCAATATATTTCCTGTTGGGTTCTATCAATCACAACAGGCTAACATGTTTAATGTCCAATACCAGATTGCATTAAATGACTTGTATACTCTGACTAGCTTTGACGTTGTTCCATTCTATATGATGATGCAGCATCTCAATGTCTTACAAGAAGTTCTGATTGGTGTTAAACCGATTAGATACAATAGACATAAGCAGATCCTGTATATTGATATGGATTGGAACATCTTAGAAATCGGACAATACATTGTAGTGGAAGCATATGAAGTTGTAGATCCAGACGTATATACGTCAACTTGGGCAGATCGTTGGCTATTGGAATACACTACGGCTCTTATTAAGAGACAATGGGGTAATAACACTCGTAAGTACAAGAATGTTGAATTACCTAATGGTGTTAAGATCAGTGGTCAAGAGATACTTGACGAGGCTCAGGATGAGATCAAGGCACTAAGAGACGAGATGATCAATTCTTACAGCTTGCCTTCAACTATTTTCTTTGGATAAGCAGGAAATGACAGTAAGTCCATACTTTAATTTTTATTCTGCTAACAATGAGCAATCTCTCTATGAGGGATTTGTAATTGAGTCAATTCAAGCGTATGGATTCGACACTTATTATATGCCTCTTCAAATGGAGGACTATGATGAGGTGTTTAGAGAAGCTACGGCTAGAACATTCAATCAAGCAATCACTATTGAAACCTATCTTAAATCTAATCTGAAATTTGGTGGAGATGGGAAATTCGCATCTGAAGAACTGGGTCTAGAAATTAGAGATCAAACGATCTTCACATTCTCTCAGAAACGATTCAAGGAAGTTACTGGGATGGAAAGACCAAGAGAAGGAGATCTAATGTATCTCCCTCTCGATCAGAAGGTATATGAGATCAAGTTTGTAGATCACCAGAGCATATTCTATCAGCTTGGAAGATTAATGACATATGATCTTACATGCGAACTCTTAGAATATAATGGAGAGAAATTCGCAACAGGAATTCCGGAAATTGATATAATTGCTACTAAGTTTGCAATGGATGGAACAGCTAATAATGTAATCACCGATTGGGTTGATCAGAGTCCTGAAATCCAAGACATTTCTGATACAGAACTCGACTGGAGTGAGAAGGATCCATTTGGTAACGGAAATACACTATAATGTTTGGACAGTACTTTTATCACGCCGTCACTAGACGATTCATCACTGTATTTGGAACTCTATTCAATGACATCCATATTCAGAGGACGCGTGAGAGTGACAATTCTGTTCAAGACGTAAAGGTTCCCCTTACATATGGTTCATACGATAAGATGCTGGCTCGTCTCAATGGAGATCCAAACCTAGATAGACAAATTGCAGCAATTAGTCCCGCATTATCATTTGTACTTGGAGCTCCAGTTTATGATGCTTCCAGAAAACTTCAAAGTACAAATCAGAGATGCTTAAGAAATGGAAGTACCAATGATACACAATTTGTTGGTGTTCCATATAACTTTGATGTGACACTCTATATCTATGCAAAGGAAGAAGAAGACGGGTTAAAGATATTAGAACAGATTCTTCCATACTTCACTCCTTCACTGACTGTCACTGTGATTATGGATGATACTCTTGGCTATAAGATAGATGTTCCTATTGTTCTCGATAGAATAACATATGAGGATGAGAAGAACTGGGGAAAGTTCACAGATCGAAGATATCTGATCTGGGAGTTGAAGTTCCTAATGAAGGGGGAGTTTGCTGGACCAATCGAATCATCAGGAAATCCAGTAATTAAATTCGTCAAGGTTCCATTCCATGATCTAACAAATGGAAATAATGTTACAGAGACCGTTGAAGTTCAACCAGGTCTAACTGTCAATGGAACACCGACTACAGTTCTAGCAGATTCAATACCATACACAAATGTGAACTCGACCGATAATTATGGTTATATAGTTCAAATTATTTCAGGATTAAATGCTAACACATGAGCGATGATATCATAAAGAAAGCTCTTGGAATGGGAGTTGAAGATGCTCCAGAAGATCCAAAAGACCTAGTTGTATATGAGGGCCAAGTAGAGCAAGCTATAGCAGACATGGACTTCGAGTACATTTGTGATAACTTGAAAGAGTTAATTGCGAAGGGAAAAGAAGCAGTAGACGAGCTAATGGTTATAGCTAAACAATCACAACATCCAAGAGCATTTGAGGTTATTGCCACTCTAATCAAGACAATAGCCGATACTAATGCAGAACTAATGTCTACTCATAGGAAGAAGGCAGACCTAGATAATAAATCAGGTGCTACTCATTCTAAGGGAGTAGCTAATGTAACCAACAATAATCTATTTGTTGGATCTACTGCTGAGCTTCAGGCATTCTTGGAAAACCAAAAGAAGAAAGATGAGTAAAGAAGACTTAGAAGACGATGATAATCCAGGTGATGTACCCTACAGGCTAACCGCACCTGTCGATGATATTACTATCGCTAAGGGTTATTTCGGAAATCCAAACCTAAAGAGGGTTGGAGAAGCAATTGAATGGACTCAGGAGAGAATTGAAGAGTACATGAAGTGCTCTCAAGATCCTATCTACTTCATTGAAACATATATGAAGATCATTAACGTTGACCATGGTCTCGTTAACTTCAATCTATATGACTATCAGAAAGACATGGTTAGATCAATGGCAGACAATCGTATGTCTATCATTGCTACCGCACGTCAGGCTGGAAAATCAACTACTACTTGCGGATTCATCCTTTGGTATATCCTATTCAACAAGGAAAAGACCGTAGCTCTACTAGCTAACAAAGGAGATACTGCTCGAGAAATTCTTGGACGTGTTCAGCTCGCCTATCAGTATCTTCCAAAGTGGTTACAACAGGGAATAGTCGAGTGGAACAAGGGTTCTATTCTTGTGGAGAATGGATCACGTGTTCTTGCTGGTTCGACGTCTAGTGATAACATTCGTGGTTACACCATCAACATGCTGTTCATCGATGAGGCGGCCTTCATTGAGGGCTGGGATGAGTTCTTTACTTCGGTCTTCCCTACTATTTCGTCTGGTAAGTCAACCAAGATCGTACTCGTCTCTACTCCAAATGGACTTAATCACTTCCATAAGCTCTGGGTTGAAACTGGAGTACAGGAGGATGGAACGGTTAGAGAAGAAGCTCGCCGTAATAATTACAATCCTATCAAAGTCATGTGGTATGACGTTCCTGGTAGAGACGAGAACTGGAGACAAGAAGTTCTCGCGGGTATGTCCAATGACACCGAGAAATTCGAGCAGGAATACTGTGTCTCATTCATTGGCTCATCGAGCACTCTTATATCTGGTGCTGCTCTTAAGTGTATGGTTCATAGGACACCTATCTATCAGAAAGAGGGATTGTTTAAGTATTTTGAGCCACAGGCAAATCACCTCTATGTAACAATGATTGACTGTTCTAGAGGAAAGGGTCTAGATTATTCCGCGTTTAGCATAATCGATGTAACTCAAATGCCATATCAGCAGGTAGTAGCATTCAGGAACAATGAACTTCCGCCTCCAGATTATGCTAAGTTCCTACTGGCCACAATGAAGTCATATAATAACGCTGTATGTCTAATTGAGTTGAATGACCTTGGTGAAGAACTCGCGCGTATTCTCTGGGAGGAATATGAATATGAAGGTCTTCTGTTCACCGAGAATGCAGGTAGAGCAGGAAAGCGAATCACTAGCGGATTTGGTGGAAAGGGACTAGACATGGGTCTCAGAACCACTACACCAGTTAAAGCTACAGGGTGTGCTATGCTTAAGTTGCTCATCGAGCAGCAGCAGCTAATCATTAATGATTATGAAACTATTCACGAGCTCTCAACATTCTCTAAGAAGGGAAAGCAATATCAAGCTGAGCCAGGAAAACACGATGACCTAGCAATGGGACTGGTGTTCTTTGCGTGGATGACGCAACAGCCATTCTTTAAAGAACACACCGATATCAATACTCTAATGAGACTAAGAGATAAAACCGACGAAGAGATCGAAAATGACTTAACTCCATTTGGATTTATCGACACACACGATGCGAGTGAACATGAGGAGCCAGCACCACCCCCAGGATGGAACTGGATGGGTTCGTGGTAAGACCTTTATTCTATAAATACTAGAAACTATTAGAAGATTGGGCGATAAAGGAGAATCCCATGTTCATAATCAGTCCAAAGGTGGTTGTATCTGAGATCGACGCTTCAACTGGAATTCCACAAGTTTCGACCTCTGAGGCAGCTATCTCAGGTGTATTCCGTTGGGGTCCAGTAAATGAAGTGATTACTGTCACTTCAGAGCCTGAGCTCGTATCAACTTTCCAGAAGCCAACTAACCTAAATGCAGAGACATGGTTCACTGCAGCAAACTTTCTTGCTTATTCAAACACTCTGCATACGGTTCGTGTGACCACAGGAACTTCTGCTATGGCAGTGTTCCCTGGAGATTCAGCTCCAAATGCAGCAACTCAGACGGTTAATAACAAAGCTGCTTATGATGCAGGAATAACATTCTCTGCTAACGTAGCATATGTGGCTAAGTATCCAGGAGATATGGGTAACTCTCTAAGAGTTTCTGTTTGTGATAGCGCCGAAGCGTTCAACACGAATATTAATCTTATCGCTAATGCTGATATCGCTACAACTTCGAATATTGCATTCACTGTTGGCTCAACTACTGCTGTTGTTTCTTTCGGATTTACTGGAAATGGTACTCAGAGCGAAGCAAACGCTCAGGCATACGCAATTCAGGGAGAACTACAGGTTGGTGACAATATCCTAGTTGGAAATAACACCATCGGAACTCAGTATGTAAAGATTGCAAGCATTGGAAGTGTTACTGGTAACTCTACAATTTCATCTTTCCCACTTACATTAGCAACTCCATATAAGATCCACACCAATTGGTCTTCTAATACGATTAATCGTTATTGGGAATTCTATAACTTAGTAAGAGCAGCTCCAGGCACGTCACAATACGTTGCTAACTTTGGAAACACAGCAGCAGCTGATGAACTACACCTAGTTGTAGTTGATGATGGTGGTGCATTCTCTGGAGCTCCTGGACAGGTTCTTGAGGTCTATTCTGGTCTCTCAAGAGCAACTGATGCTAAGACTGCAGATAATGAGGTTAATTACTACAAGACTGTAATCAACGAAAATTCACAATATCTATGGTGGGCAAATGATAGAACAGGTGCTGACTCAGCTAATGCAGCTCTAGTAGCTTCTGCTTCTACTACCGAAGCTCTAAGCTTAAGACTAGTAGATGGAACAGACGGTGATGACGAAAGTTCTATCGCATTCAGTCAGATTGCTCAAGGTTATGATCTATTCAAGGATCCAACCACAGTAGATATTTCTTTCGTTCTTGCTGGTAAGGCAAGAGAGGCTGATGGAGCTACTCATATCAATTATTTGATCGATAATATCTCTGAATCACGTAAGGACTGCGTTGTATTTGCATCTCCTCCACAGGAGGCCGTAGTTAGCAATGTAGGAAATGAGCTAAATGATCTATTAAGCTTTGCTGGTGATCTTCGTCCAAGTTCATATGCGTTCCTAGATTCTGGCTATAAGAAGCAATACGATAAGTACAATGATATCTATCGTTGGATTCCTCTAAACGGAGACATCGCTGGACTTGCCGCTAGAACTGATCAGACGAGAGACGCATGGTGGTCATTCGCTGGATATAATCGTGGACAGATCAAGAACGTAACTGCTCTTGCATATAATCCACCAGCCGGAGTAAGAGATTCACTATCTAGTGCATCTGTTAATGCGGTAATTTCTGAAAGAGGTGAGGGAACCTTCCTATTCGATGATAGAACTCTTCTTAAGCAGAATTCTGCTTTCAGAGCTATTAATGTTCGTAGACTCTTTATTGTCCTTGAGAAGGCAATTGCTACAGACGCTAAGTTCATGCTCTTTGAGTTCAATGATGACTTCACCCAAGCAGCATTCAGAAATAGAGTTGTTCCATTCCTAAGAGACATCATGGGTCGTAGAGGTATTCTTGACTTCCAGGTTGTCTGCGATAGCTCAAATAACACTGACGAAGTTGTTCAGTCGGAGCAGTTTGTTGGTGATATCTACATTAAACCAGCTAGAGCAATCAGAGGAATTCAGCTAAACTTCGTGGCTGTCAATGGAACCGTTTCATTCAATGAAATCGTTGGACAGTTTTAATAAATACGGAGCATAGGAGAACATAAATGGCTTTCAACGTACAGGACTTTAAGTCGAGGGGTCTCCAGTTCCACGGCGCTCGTCCAACTTTATTCCAGATCGAGATCAATAGTCCTCCATCTGGAATCGCAAACAATGGAACTATCGAGAAACTAAAGCTCCTTTGCCAAGGTTCTCAGATTCCACCAGCTATTGTTGAATCAGTTCCAGTAGGATACTTTGGTCGTGAGATTAAGGTTTCGGGAGATAGAACATTTCCTGATTGGAATGTCTCAGTCATTAATGATGAAGACTTTGCTATTAGAGATATGCTAGAAAGCTGGTCAACCATTCAGAACTCTATGGTTGGAAACCTTCGTAGAGACAGACTCTATAAGAGTGAAGCCGTAATCACCCAGTTCGGTAAGGAAGGCGGAGTTCTTCGCCAGTATGAAATGGTTGGAATATTCCCAACAGTAATTGGTCCAATTGAACTAAACTGGAATGCTAAGAACCAAATTGAAATGTTTGATGTAACATTCTCATTCGACTGGTGGCTTCCAATTCCAGCTGGTAGTACGACTCAGAATGGTGGATCGAG